TATATCCTCTCATCAACTGCCTGTTTTAAAGCAGTATGCTGAGACATATCAAACCCAGATCCATCTAATTGGGTGGTCAAACAAAAACCGTTATCACTTAATCTTGTTAATTCCTTTTCACAAGCTTCCCAATTTTCAGGCACTTTGTAACCTAATAGGTTCTTCTTAAATACAGCCTCTAGTTCAAGTACTATAGGTCCGCATATATATTTTACGTAAGCGCCTGGCGAGCATATACACCTTGTCTTAGGTGCTGTTCCTTCTAAAAATTGCTTCTCACTTTTAACAAAATTTTCATATTTATATGCTTGCCTACCGTGTTTGTCATGGTCTATAAGTTCGTCCTCAACATCAAAAAAACTTTGTACCTCATCCTGTTTACCCTTAGTGAGATGATTGTACCATTGATTTCTATCTACATTGATGCTTTGTATAAGAATCTTGAGAGAATCTATTTGCTTTTCTGCGAAATTGCTAAAATTTTTAAGAATAGTCTTATCCGGTAAGGGGGTTTTTGTTGCCATTCTTAATAACGCCGAAAGATTGTTCTTTAAACATGGGCTGTATAGCACCACCTCGTGTGATGATTCTATATCAGGGTTAAGAGTTTCTACTAATCTATGCTTGTCGTCTAATATGCAAGTACATTCAAAATTACTGAGTGTTGTTGTTGTTATGTTTTGCTCAGTTATTTTAACCTTAGGATCAGTAGTGACCAGTTTAATTTTCGTCGTTCCGTTATACAAAATAGGTTTCATTATGTCTATACATGTTGATTTAGTAAATGACCTATTGCTGTTATCTATATCCGGGATTACTTTCTTTAAAAGTTTTTCGATTTTATCTCTGTTGGATTGCTCTTTCATATAGATAACTGCTCCTATTGTTGCAACTATTGGTGTAGCTATAGCTGCTTTGCTAGTTTCTCCTATGAAAGGAAGAAATCTAGAGGAATATCGTAGTATTTTATAACTACTCTTGCAAATGCTATAACACATTGTGGGGTAACGTGTGTATAGTGTAGCTGCCATGGTTATAGCAGCTAGAGCAAGAGCTATTTTCTTCTTATGTAAAAAGCACCATTCTCTCCAAGTAAGTCTAAAATTATTTAACTTGAAATGAATGTCAGTAACAGAAGTGGCAGTTACTGTAGTGTGTATTACATTAGCTAATCTAACCGTATATGCCATGGCTATCGAAATCAAGCTACCATAAGCATTTACATTTGAGTATTTAGAGTTGGCCGCATTAATTATCACCTTAGATATTTTTTGCGTTCTAATCTCTACATCAGCATTATTCATTATGACTGTGGCTAGATTTTTAATTACTTCTAACAGTTTGTCCAGAGGTATCACAATTCCTTCCGTGGAGTATTCTGTTAAAATACGAGTATCTTTATCACCTACAACTAAATATTCAGTTTTTCCTGCATTGTCAAATGCGTAGGTTCCCGGTTCACTCTTAGTAAAACCAAAATTTCTGACATCTACAGCAAGCCTACTTGCTAATATATAAGGATTTTCTGGTTCTTCTATTAGTGTTTTTTCTTGTTCTATTGGTAAAACTTTAGTGTCATTTTCAGTACTATCCAAGTCAATATCAGCCTCGTATTTAAAACAAGGTTCATAATACGGTAAATTTACCATATCAAATATTTTTTTTGGATGATCATCTAAAGTTAACATATACAACCCATACAATGATCCACCAACATTAACCGCTTCTAAAGGTCTAAAGTTGATGAATTTATCACCTATTTTTATGTATGGTCTTTGTAATGTAGCAGGTACCATATGTTGGTAGGGTTTTGAATTGCCCAACATATAGCATTCCAGTTGATAATGGTTATCTTCATGGGTTAGCTTAAAGCTACCTTCAACTGAACAGTTACCAAGTTGTGATTTTTCTTCTGAGTATAAATGCAAACAATGTAAATTTTTAACACCGGAGGTAATACTTTTTACAACAGCAGGCCATACATAATATATGGTATCTACGCTGAAAATAGTTTTTCCCACGGCATGTATACACAATTCGTTTGTAGTTATACAACCACACCCCGTTAAACCAGACTCTTGTAGTAAGTTTAGTTTATCTTGGTCTCCTGGAAAACCTACAACTACAGGTCTATTGTAGTGCCAAAGATCATATTTCTTTGTTAAGGTTCTTCTAGAACAAGCGATCTCGTAAACGTATTCCTTAGGATCGGTATAACGTGTTATCGCGTTTTCGCAGTTCTTACGTGCTTGCGCACATAAGTTATGAGGG